GGTTTGAGAGAAGTACAAAAACATTTACAGATAGTGCTTATTCTGTTACTTTTAGGCGTGCTAAAGATGGTGGTTGGGCTATTTATGATACAAGTACTGATGAGGGAACCAATTATTTAACCCCTAATTTAGGATTCTGCGAACACGTACACCAATTACAAAACCTATACTTTGCATTAACTGGCGAAGAACTAACAATAAAAGAATGAAGATACTAAAACAAGTAACACTAACTAAAGCATCTAGGAAAGCAGATAAGAGCGTTTCTATTCAGTTTGTGACAGATACAGAGCAAACACCAGAGGAACTAATGGAGATGGATAGAATGATAAGTACTAGAGGTATATTGTATTACTCAGACCGTGGAGAACTTACACAAGCGGAGATAGATGAACTTGATAATGTAGATATTGAGTTAGAAGGCAAAACCCAAAGCCAGAGAATGAGAAGCGTTATGTATATTTATTGGCAACAGTTAGGAGAAAGCGGAGAGTTTAAAGAGTTCTATAAGAAATATACTGAGAAAATAATACAGAATATAAAGGATAAATTAGATTGATTATAACAACTGAGCAAAGTTGTGTACGTCCGATAGGATGGACTTTGCTTAGAGTTATCAAAAAAATATAAAAACAGTTAAATTATGGAATGGATAAAATATAGTTGGGAGAACAAAGAGAGCCGTCCACCGAGAGCAGGAAGATATTTAATATACAGAGCTAAATGCGATAAGATGCATTTTGAACAATGGAATGGGACTGGCTGGAGTAGTTCAAATAATGACTGTACACATTGGAGTAAACCAAAGAAGCCAATAATTGAAAAAACCCAAGCAAGAGAACAATTCAAAGAAATGGTTACCTACCTAATGGAAGAAGGAACTGACAACTCAATTATTGAAGGTTATGTTGATACTTTTATGTTGATACATAACGAGTCTAAAATGGCCAAAAGGATTAAAGAGTTGGAGGAGAAGAAAGACAAATGGTTAAGCATGTATTATGAAGCTTCTACTAATCTAGATATCCAAGCCGAAAAACTTATGGAAAATAAAAAAAGAATTGAAGGGTTGAGTAAATTTATAATGAATATGAATCTATTTGAAGAGTACTTTAAATGGAAAGATACGGAACTATAACAAATAGCTATTTCTTTGATTAAATATTAATTACTATCTTAGCAATATGAAAGAAGACAAACTCAGCAAGAAACAGTTAGCAATAGGGTCAGCTATAATAGTAGCACTACCATTTGTTATAGGGTTCTTAATAAAAGCAGCTATTAAGCTATTTATGTGGGGCTATAACGTTATTTAGTATGGATATGTACGACTGGCTAGAGTTATTTTGGAGGATTAACAGCCCTTACTATGATATAGCAGTTGAAGGATTAAACTATTACGAAACAATAGGTAAAAATTAACACTATGCAAGACTTGAGACATTTTATGACATATTCAGGATTAGATAAGATAGAATTATTATCTATTCTAATTGAATTAAACAAACAGGATGAAGTGCAGAATATGCTGGAAAAGGAATATAGAAGTGAACTTAATAAGCAAAACAAAGAAAAAGAAAATTAATCTTTGCTCTAAATGCTTTGAGAAGTATAAGAATAGTTTAATAAAGGGTCACGGATACGAAACAATAGGAAGGAACTGATGAATATTGAAGATGAAATAAAGGAGTGTTACAATAGGTTAAGTAGATTAAATTCATTAGTATTACCTTACCTACCAATAACAAGGCAGTCAGTTTATGAAGCACTCAAAGCAGAAAGCGAAAATCTTATTGAACTTAAGAAGAAAAGAATTAGGATAGAAATAGGAAGGAACTGATATAATGGCATACACCAAGATACAAATAGAAGACATCTTTAAGGAGATAATCGAAAGAGTGGAAATAGGTGAGCCTATCAGAACTGTATTAAAGGATGATGACATGCCGAGTAGCAGAACTTTCTATAAGTGGTTAGATGAAGATGAAGAGAAAGTAAAACAATACGCGCGTGCATGCGAGGTAAGAGCTGACGTTATTTTCGAGGAAATCTTAACGATAGCCGATAAACAAGGTGAAGATATCATTATTGTAGACGGTAAAGAAGTTACTAATCACAATGTAGTAAGTAGAAACCGTTTACAGGTAGACGCTAGAAAATGGGTTCTATCCAAGATGCAGCCTAAGAAATACGGAGATAAAATAGACCACACAACGGACGGAGAGAAAATTCAAACTAACGTTATTAATCTAGGTGAGGGCTCTAAAGATTGAAACTCCTAGCTAAACAAAATAAGGCGGTATACTATTTAAAAGACTCTGATACTACTGAGCTTTTATACGGAGGGGCAGCTGGTGGGGGAAAGTCTGCTCTCGGTTGTCTTTGGCTAATAGAATCATGCCAACGCTTTGAAGGCTCTCGCTGGCTTATGGGAAGGTCTAAACTAAAGACCCTAAAAGAAACAACTCTAAACACCTTCTTTGATTTGTGTAGTGAATTACGAATATCAGACCAATACGTATACAACGGTCAAACAAACACTATCCTTTGGAATAATGGTAGCTCTATAGTGCTTAAAGATTTATTTCTTTACCCTTCAGACCCTAACTTTGATAGTCTCGGTTCGTTAGAAATTTGTGGCGGCTTTATAGATGAGTGCAACCAGATAGTTTACAAGGCGTGGCAGGTGTCCAAATCCCGTATGCGTTATAAGCTTTTAGATTACTGCGATAAGTGCGGAAGCCAACATAAACAAAATGTGTTAAAAACAGAGATAATAGAAGGTGTCGAAGTGATTACTCAATGGATATGTGACAACAACCATACATCAAACGGTCTTAAGCCTATGATATTCGGAACATGTAACCCTGCAAAGAATTGGGTTTATAAAAAGTTCTACATAGCAGATAAGAATGATTCATTACCTTCTTACAGACGTTTTATACAAGCTTTACCAACAGATAACCCTCATCTACCAGAGAGTTACTTACAGTCGCTTAGAGAGCTTGATGAGGCTTCTAAACAAAGGCTCTACTATGGCAATTGGGAGTTTGATGATGACAAAGCAACTATCATAAGTTTCAATGCTATCATGGATTACTGGAACGGTAAACACGTAGAGCGTAACGGTAAGATGTATTTAACTATTGATGTAGCCAGGAAAGGAAAGGATAAGACAGTGTTTAGGGTTTGGGATGGGTTCGTATGTATTCACAGAGAAGAGTTATCTAAGAGCTTAGTAACAGAGGTGGCGGATAGGGCTAAAGAATTGCAGGCAGAATACAAGATAAAGAACTCTAATACGGTAGCAGATGAGGACGGTGTAGGCGGTGGTGTAGTTGATATACTAAACTGCCAAGGCTTCATTAACAACTCTAAGGCTAAGCTAAAAGAGAACTACGACAACCTTAAAAGTCAGTGCTCAATACGTATGGCTAAGAGAATAGAGAGAGGTGAAGTAGTAGAGGTTTGCAAAGACCAAACGGTAATTGATAGGGTATCAGAAGAGATGGAGCAGGTTAAATACAAGGATGTAGACAAAGACGGTAAGCAGGGTATTATACCTAAAGATAAAGTAAAGGAAATGATAGGCCGCTCTCCAGATGATTGGGATACTATAATGATGAGAGAAATATTTGATATTTACGGGGAGTTTGTAATGGTGTAAAAAAGTTGTCTCCACCCTATGGAACAAGTAGACTAAATAATTAATAAGATATGAAAGATAGAATAAAAGTAAGAGCCTCAAAAGCTCCACAAGATATTAAAGATGAGATTACTGAACAGTTTGATAGGATTGTTAGATACCGTAAAGCAATGGAAGCAGGCAGAGACCTAACAAGAATACAGAAAATACTAGGGGGCAATATTGTTTCTCCTTTAGTTTGTGTTTCTGGGCCGTATAAAATTAACACGTTAACATTGTCTTAGACATAGAACGACTAAGGTTACAACGATAATTAAAAGAATATGAAAACAAGAAATTTAATAATATTAGCTTTATTTTTAGGCTCATGTACTAAGACTTATGAATGCAACATTAATACGGTAACATCTGAGCCTTACCAAAATGAACTTAATCATCAAATAGATTTTGAAGGTACTAAAGAAGAGGTTAAACAGTTTGAGTCAGATGGTACACATGTATTAGATTTTTATTTCCCAGAGCCTTACACCATTACACAAACAACTACTTGTTTATGAACTTTCCAAACAATCTTAAACAACAAAGAAAAGAATGTAATATTAGTCAAGTTAAATTAGCTAAAGAATTAGGTTTGACACGTTCAATGATTGCATCTTATGAGCAAGGGATAGCAGAGCCGACATTCTGCAACCTTGTTAAAATGGCTTATTACTTTGAAGTTTCATTAAATAAAATGGTTCTTTGATTAGTAATTAATCAAGGTATTTCTTAGATTATAATCATTTACTTACCTTTACTCACATAATTCAATTGAGTGAAGTTTAAAATACCATTCTCAAAAGGTAAACAACTTGACCTTTCATTAAAGAGTCATAGTTACAACGACTCTAATAGTTTCATCACAACAGGAAATTTTGTAGGTTTTGGCGGTTTCTCATCTAATAACGAGAACAACCAAGGATTAATTAACACTGGTTACGCTTCTAACGTTACTGTTTATTCTATTATAAAGAAGATAGCAAGCAATGCGGCAGACGTTCCTAAGATATTAATTGATGCAACTAACCCAGATGAGGTTGAAAGGATAACAGATGGAGAAGTATTTGAGATGCTTCAACAACCTGCTATTTATCAAGGTAGAAAATTAAGTCAAAACGATTACTTTGAAACTGTAATCACTTATTTACTATCAACTGGTGACGTATATCAAAGGGGGTTAACCTCTGTTGGATTTGGTGATTTATGGCAACAATTAGAAATTTTACCTAGTGGATTCACAACACCTATAACGGGCAACAGTTATTTAGATGGAGCTAGGGGTTATCAATTCACAGACAAACAAAAGACTTTTAACATTCCTTTAGAAGAGGTATTGCATACTAAGTATATTAATCCTAGTGATAAAGGTTTACAGAGCTTAGAGGGGTTAAGTCCTTTACAAGCTGCTTTATATTCTCTAACGGGTTCTAGTGACATTCAAAAGGCTATTAGTATAATGGTTAAGAACCAAGGCTCAAGAGGTATTCTAACTAATAAGGGTGAGCGTCCAATGGATGCTGAAGAGGCTAAACAAATGAAGTCCTCAGTTAACCAAAAGATTAGAGGTATTGAGAATTTTAACTCTATCCATGTAACTGGTACGGATGTTAATTACCTAAATATGGGTATGAATGCAACCGACTTAAAGATAATTGAATCAGGGGTATTAACAGACAGGCAGCTATGTAATGCGTTTAGCGTTCCTTCAGTGTTATTTAATGACCCTGCCAACTCAACTTATAACAACTACACAACTGCTTTAAAATCTCTTTATACAGATGCGGTGCTGCCAGTTAACAATAAGATATTACAAGATATTAATAACGGTTGGTTAGCTCAATACAGCTTAAGAGACAATAAAAGGTATAGAATTATACAAGATACGTCAAGCATTGAGGCGTTACAAGCAGACCAGAAAGAAGAAGCGGACAAGGACAAAGCAAACATGGAAGGTGTTAATACTGTTTTGAATATGCCTATAACAGATGAGGCTAAGAGTAGGTTACTACAGATAACTTACGGATATACAGAAGAGATAGCGAATGAGATAGCACAAACTAACACTACTACAAATGAATAGTTTAGAAGAAAAATTAAAAAACCATCACTACGGAGTAAAGACTGTTAGCATTAAAGTAACAGATTTAGACGAGGGCAGCCGACAAGTAAAGGGCTACTTTTCAAGCTTCGACACAATTGATAGTGATAGGGACGTAATAAGAAAAGGTGCATTCTCTAAGAGTATAAACGAAAGAGGGCCACAAAGCTCAGGAAATAGAAAGATAGCTCACTTACGTAACCATGATTGGGAGCAGCAAATAGGCAGATTAGATGAATTAGGAGAAGATTCTAAAGGACTTTATTTTGTATCAAAATTAGGTAGAAGCTCAAAAGGTGAGGATGCTTTTAGAGACTATCAAGATGGTATACTAATAGAGCATTCAATAGGCTTTAATTATATCCCTTCAAAAATGCAAGAGGTTAAAGAGTCACCACTTCATGAGAATGGACATTGGGAAATAAACGAGGTTAAATTATGGGAAGGTTCAGGCGTAACGTTTGGGGCTAACTCACTTACTCCGGTTATAGATGTTGCTAAAGGATTAAAAGATAACTCTTATACACTAAAAAAATTACAAGACTTAACAATAACCTTAGAAGGTGCTTTAAAAAATGGTAAAGGCACAGACGAAAGGTTAGTTAACATAGAGCAGATGTTTGCTCAACTAAAACAATTACACAATTCACTTGAGCTTAATAAGCCGTCTGTAAAAGACACTTCAACGCAAGAGCCGAAGAAATCAGTTTTAGATTATTTATTAAACACTTAAAACAAATTAAAATGTTTGTAGAAAAATCAAGCGAAGAAATCGCAAAAATGACGGAAGAGGCAAAAGCATCTTATATCGTTGAAAAGAATGCTCATGACTTATCTGAATTAGGTAAGAAACATGATGAAGCAATGGAAGCTAAAGCATCTAAGGAAGACTTAGAGAAATTAGGAGAAGACATCAAGGCATTAAAAGATGCTAGAGTTGATGCATTAGAAGGTGCATTAAAGGCTCAAGGAGTTGAGATGTCAAAGTTCAAAGAGCAAATCGAAAAGGCTTCAGAAGGTAAACCAGTAGATTTTAAAGCTGCTTTGTTAGAAGGTTTAAAGGATAATGCTGAAAAGTTAAAAGGATTAAAGGATACTAAAGGTACTATTAGAC